CGATCAGAAGCCGGAGCGCCGCCACCTCGTCAGCTGTAGCCATTGGTTGTCACCGCCTCTCTTGTTGATGAGGGCGGAGCGCTCCTCGATACGCTCCGCCCTCAGCTCCTCCGGATGCCTGCCCCTACTGCGCCGGAGGCAGTTCCTCCTCGTCGTCCGGGTCGGGCGTCGCCCACCACTGCTCCAGCCGGTCCACCAGCTCCTGCTTGGTGCCGACCTTCGACAGCGAGGGGTCGATCTCGAATTCCCGGTTGACGCGGTCCACCTCGGCCTCAAGAGCGGCCTTGGTCATGTTGCCCCAGTCCGGCTTGTCCTCCACGACGGGCGCGGCAGCCGCCTCGGCGGCCAGCTCCTCGTCCTGGGGCGGAAAGGCCTGATCGATGGCAACCACCGTGGCGTGCTCGCCCCGGTTGTGCAGGTATTCCCGATCGTCGTCCGACAGCGGACGATCGCGCGGCACCATTCGGCTCATGTCGTCTCTCCTTACCAGGCCATCGCGGCCGGGACGGAGTAGCTGACGGCGTTCTGCATCACTGCCGCCGCGCCACGCGGGCCGACCGCCGAACCGAGCCCCCGGATGAAGAAGGAGTCGATCAGCGGGTAGTTGTTGTTGTTGCCCGGCCGCAGGACCAGACCGCGCATCGCCGGGTTGGCGTGCTCGCGGAGACCGACGACGTTGGACTTCTGGTTGCCGCCCCGGATGGTGACGGCGACCAGGTACCCGGCCGGGATCTGCGCGTCGGTGATGACGAGGTACGGACCCCACGAGCCGACGACATCCAGACCGGCGAAGGTGTTCGCCGGGATACCGCCGACGAGCGTGAAGCCCGGCGGCAGCTGCATGACCAGGTTCTGGCCCTGCGAGGGGATGAAGTCGTAGATCGAGGTGACCGTGGACGCGCCGAAGACCGTGTTGCGCACGAAGGTCTTGATGGTCGCGTTCGCGTCCGCCGGGTTCATCAGGAAGACGACGTTGTAGCCGTTCGCCCGCGAGTACCCGTGCTCCTCCACCAGGTTGGCGGCGGCCAGGAAGTCGTTCGGGTCGAAGATCCAGGCCTGCGCGCTGCCCGTGGTCGAGTAGTGCGTGTGCGAGCCCGGGGTGAAGGTCGTCCCCTTGTAGGGCGGGATGTAGCTGCCGTCGGCGTTGTACAGGGCCGTGACCGTGTACGTCGCGCCGTCGATCAGCGTCGTCCGGTTGGCGTTGTTGAAGAGCGCCTTCATGGTCATGTCGAACTGGAGCTGGTTGTCCGCCTCCATGACCTGGCTCATCACCGCGTCCAGCTGGGCCTGGGAAGCGCCCGAGGAGTTGGACGGTCCGCCAGCGAGGAACTGGAACGTGTAGCCGTTCCGGGTGTCCCACCAGTCGAACGGGTAGGCGCGAGCGGTCGGCGCGGGAGCCGGACGGATCGAGCGCGGGATGCCGAACTCGGTCGCCTTCTCGAAGCGCTCCTGGCCCGGCTGCACCAGGTCCTCGATGATCTGATCGGTCGTGAACGACAGGATGTCGATCAGCGGCTGACGCGCGCTGTTGAACGCGTCGAGGGCGGCCGTGTAAGCCGCCCAGATGGCGTTGAGATCCTGCCCGTCGCGGGTCTTGGTCAGGATGTCAGCGGCAACGCTGTAACCCTTTGCCATAGCTCATCCCTCCCTTACGTGGTGGCGATCGGGCAGCGGACGACCATACGGTCCAGCTCGATCATCTTGGCGATGATCTTGCCAGCCGTCGCGGTCGCGTCGACCGTACCGGCGGCGTGGCCGTAGACGATCGCCCCGGCCGTGAAGGCCGTGCCGCCCGTCATCGTGGCTTCCACGATCTCGCCGTTGGTCATGATGTCGATGGGCTCGTTGGCCCCCATCGGCCGGGTGGCGACGATGACTCCCATGATGGCGGTCTCGGCGGGTCCGCCGATGACAGCCTTCCCGGAGCCGTTGATCGACACGGCCTGGATCTTGCCAACGTCAGCCGACGTGATGGCTGCGTTCAGCGGCGCGCGGAACCCGCCCGCTATCGGCCCGTACTTGTCGAATCGGGACACTACCCCTCCTCACTGATTCTCGCCGAGGCGTGCGCCCCGAGTTCTGTTAGCTGCGGGTGCCCATCACGGGGAACCGCTTCGTCAGCTGGTCCTTGGTGGGCTGACCGGAGCCGCCACCGTTGTTGCCAGGTATGGTTCCGGGCTTGGGCGGTTCGCCGGTACCCTCGGCCGTCTTCGGCTTGAGCAGATACGGGGCCGACTTCGCCAGCGCTTCCGCAGCGTCCTTGACGCCGGAGACTTCGCCGGAGGTGGGGTCGATCGTGATCTTCGCGCGATCGAGAAGCCGGAGCGCCACCGCCGAGTCGGCCCATTCCTGGCCGCTCGCCGTGAGGAATGCGTTGGAGATCCGCGCTTCCGCGAGGTCGTCCTCTGCCTTCTTCACACGAGCCGTCAACTCGTCGTTGTCGCGCTTGAGCTTGTCCATCTCGGGAAGGTCTTTGTCCCGGAGCTGCTTGAGGTCGTTCTCCGCCTTCACACGGTTCTGGTCTGCTGCTCGCAGCTGGGACTGGACCCTCTCGAAGTCGGCGCGGGATACGGTCTCCGCTGGCGGGGTGGTCGTGGCGCCGCTCTGTGCGCCCGAGTCGCCCTGCTGACCTGTAGGATCTCCGCCTTGCTGCTGGCTGGTGGGATCTCCGGTGCCGCCCTGTGCACCTGCCGCGCCGCTCTGTGCGCCTTCACCAGTGGGTTGTGACATCGCCTTGCCTCCAGATCTTAGCCTATCCGCGCCGAGAGTCTAGACCCCGGTAGTGCGGGTGATGTATGAATCGTAATTGCCTTTGACCAGGTTGTCTAGGAACACATCCTCATCCACCGTAGTCGGTGTGATGCAACAGAAGCACTGAGGATGAGGCTTCCTCGGAGTGTCCCTTGGAGGGTACTTTCCACTGCCCAGTCCAAAGGCGTCCTGAGTGGCGAATGTGTCGCAGTCGTCCGCCTTCGGATGACTCCTTGACAAATGCCATTGAACGGCCGTCACCCAGGGCGCGTCAGCCACCCGAAGGACGGTCGTAGCGTGGAAAGCGTTGTTGATCTCGGTCCGGGCGAGCCGCATCGAGGCGAAACGGACTCCGCCGGGGGTGTTCGGGTTGAACAGGGCGCGCGCCTCGGCCGCGAACTCGCGCGCCGAGAGGCCCCGGGCCAGGGCGGAGTTGATCAGGTTCTCCACCTGGCCCCGAGCCCACAGCTCAGAGTTGTAGATCCGGCGCGCGAGCGTCGTCCGGCTGTGGGACATGCGGGTGACCATGACGTCGATCGAGTCGGCGAGCCCGCTCATGAGACCCGCCTCCAGCGCCGAGGCGATCTCCGGAGTTGGGGAGGCAGCGAACAGGACGTTGTTCATCTTCCCTCCCATCTCGATCGCAGCCGCCCCGGCGTTGAACTGCTGGGCAGCGATGACGTTCCCCAGCTCAGCGTACAACTTGGCAAGCTCCTCCAGCATCGCCCTGCGCACGACGAGGAGTTGCGCGAGCCGAACCTGATCACCGAGGCGCGTCGAGCCCAGCAGCCCGCGAATCTGGCGGGCAAGGTCGATGTACGCACGGCGTAGCGCCGCGATCACCTGACGGTCGGCGACCGTCTGGACCTTCGCGTACGCCCGGAGCCACTCGGCTGGGTCAGGCTGTCGGTCCCGGCGGGATGGCACCGGCTCCACCCTCCGTCGCTAGCGCCGCGTCGACACGAGCCGCCGCCGCGTCGAGAGCCGCGCTCGCCTCCGCCTGCACCTCGGCCGCCATCGCCACCGGGTCCACGTCGTAGCCGAGCTTGTCCTTGAGGATCTGGAGCGCGAAGCGGATCGGGATGATCTTCGAGTCCACGAGCGAGGTGATCTCCTCGATGATGCCCTTCCGGTCCACTGGGAGCGGATCGCCGAACACGATCTGGTAGAGGACCCCACCGAAGTTGGCGCCCTCGTAGGCCGGGAGCCACATCGTCACCAGATCGAAGAACATCTGATCCAGCGTCGCCTTCAGGTCCTCCTCGGTCTCCGAGTTCTTGGCGAGGATCGGGCTCATCTCCAGCGCGAGCGCCACGCCGGACTGTGCGACGGCGACATCCACCTTCCCGACCGCGATGTCAGGCGTGCCCGAGGTCTCCCGCGTCCCCCGCTCCAGCATGTCCATGTGGTCGAGCATCGGCTTGACGGAGTCAACGCCCTTCACACGGTTGAAGGTCGTCCCCGGCGACAGCTCCAGAACCGAGGCCGGGGCGATCACCCAGTCAACGACGTTGCCCTTCGAGTCGCGCGGCTGACCGGAGTCGGTTGTGTAGACTCCGATCCCGTGCAGCGAGATCGTGAGGTCTTCGTCGGAGGCGGTCTGGATGATGCCAGCGAGAAGCGACTCCAGGCCCTGCAGCTCCGACCGGCCCCACAGCTCCGTACCCTCGCGCCGGTTCCGGAAGTGGTAGATCGGGATCGTGGTGATCTCAGGCGGCAGCGCGAAGCCGGTGATGTAGTCCAGCGAGCCCTCCGCCGGAGCCGCCCAGTCCGGGACCTCTACCGGCTTGAGGTCGGTCGGGGGCAGCGGCGGCCGGTCGTCCCAGCCGTCCGTCTCGAAGTAGCCGACTCGGTAGAAGATGGAGCCGATCGGCGCGCCGAACTCCGACACATCGTCCGGCGTCCGGATCTTCCTGTACTCGATCCGCTGGGCGATCTCCTTCGTGGGGTCGTCGGCCGTCACGATCGTCACCACG